CAATATCCATGACCATAACCATAGATCAACCTGCCTCTCTTGCGGTACTTCCGCGTAGATGAGCGGGGTTTGACCCCCGCCCACCCTGGCACGATTAGAGATAACTCTCTGGCGCGTACCCGCCTAACCCTGCCAGCCTCTCGCGATACTCAAGAGAGAATAGCGAATTGCTGGCGGGGGAATCTGCCACCACTACGGGCGCGGGCACGACCCTAGCGGGCTTAGCCTTGCGATTCCTGCGCTTACGCGCTGGTACGGAATCAACCACCAGAACCCGCCCGTCAGGGTAGGTAATGGTTACGGGTTGAGGCCTATGGCGTACCCCCGACCCTGCCAGCGCGTAACGAGGTGATCGTGTAACGCGGGTAGATCGTGGGGCTATCAGAATGGAATTACCCATGAAATAACACCCCCCTATTTATTTATTGCGGGCAAAGAATTGCCCACCCTCAGAGAATACACGACCCGAGCGAGAAGGGAATCCGACAATTCGGACATAATGGGGCAAATCGAAAAAGTGTGACCCAAATCACAGGACAAATCGGACATATCGGGGCAACCAGGACATTTTGATTTCGTCAATAGTTTAGGCGTGTGATGTCGCTCACACTCTTGATCTATTCGGACATATCGGACAGATCGGACAATTCAGACATTTCGGGCAGGGAATCCTGGAATTAGGGCAAAAGGAATAAATCGGACATAACGGATAAGCTAGACAAAACGGATAAGCTAGACAAAAGGGATAATTCGGACATTGAGGATATGAGGGGCAATAAGGGTCAATGTTATAAATCGGACATATGCCGTAATGCCAGCAAACCTACCCAAAGAACCTAATAGCCTACAATAGGGGCAATAAAGACATAATTGGACAATAAGGACTTGTCGGATATGTCGGAAATGTCCGAATACGGCGAGAACCTACCCCCCCTTGCTTAGCGGGGAGCGCCTCTGTCCTGTGTACCCCAGAAAAATATTTTGACTAAAGTCGGCCATTTAAGCCATCAATAAAAAATTCTTTTGTCAGATGTGTTCGGTTTTACGATTTGAACAGGTTATCTATATATGTAATATATTTATTACGGAGTCCCTCCGTCTAAGGACTCCGGTCCTCCTAATAATAATTAATATATAATATATATGGGGGAGATCTGTCTTTATAACCCCCTAGGGGATGGGACAATACTGCCCCTAGACTGACAGGAGTATAATGGCAGAGAATTCTGCTACGATTGCTAAACGCATTATCATTCAATGTGTAGCTGACGGCATGACCGTCGATGAAGCTGTGAAGACAGCAGGCAAGTCGTACAAGACATATGAGTACTACAGACGAACTGACAAGCCGTTCGCTGACAAGATGGATAGAACCAGGCAAGGCCTGAGGGATAAAGTATTTACCGGGGGCGAAGTAGCCGATATTGACTTCTTTACCTTCCGGGAGCGGTACTTACATAGTAAGACCTTCGACCATCAACGCAATCTGATAGATGTGATTGAGGGTAGGGAGCCAGGGTGGCTACATCCGGCTATGAAGTACGAGCCAGGACAAGCTAACCGCATCTTGTTGAACATCCCGCCAAACCACGCAAAGTCAATGACGATTACTATTGACTATGCTACCTGGATGATCTGTAACAATCCTAACTTCCGTATCTTGATAGTTTCCCAGACCCAGCGTCTAGCGTCAGATTTCTTGTACGCTATCAAACAGCGACTGACACATCCGATGTACGAAAACCTACAGGCCGCCTACGCGGCAGGGGTTGGTTTTAACTCCAAGTCTGCTACCTGGACTGCCACCCGTGTGGTCTTTGGTAACGAACTCCGCGAGTCTTCTGAGAAAGACCCTAACCTAGAAGCAGTCGGTATTGGGGGCCAGATTTACGGTAAACGTGCGGACATGATTATTGTCGACGATGCTGTTACTTTGGCTAACGCCAACGACTTTGAGCGCCAGATTAAGTGGCTCAACCAGGACGTACGTTCCCGTCTTAACCCGACGGGCAAGTTAATTATTATAGGAACCCGAGTAGCTGCAGTAGATTTATACAAGGAACTGAGGGCTTTGGAAAGATACCCAGGTGGCATAAGTCCCTGGACCTATCTTGCTATGCCAGCTTTACTGGAAGCAAACGACACCCCTGAAAAGTGGGTAACGTTGTGGCCAGAGTCAGACCAACCTTTTGATGGCCAACCGGAATCAGAAAAAACTGAAGAAGGCTTATGGCCTCGATGGTCTGGTAGGAATCTTTTTAATGAACGCCAACAGATGGATACTTCCACCTGGGCGCTCATTTACCAGCAGCAGGATATATCCGAAGATGCTATCTTCGATCCTGTCTGCGTGCGTGGGTCGATTGATGGCATGCGTAAATATGGCAAGCTGATTCCCCACGCCCCGGGCCACCCAGCAGACCTCAATGGAATGATTGTTGTCTGTGGACTTGACCCCGCTATTGTGGGGGACACTGCTGCAGTAGCATATGCTATACATCCAGGTACGCACAAACGGTACATTTTGGACGCTGTCAAAATGACTAAGCCGTCGCCACAACAAATTCGAGATTTAATTACTGGATGGACTGACCACTATCGACCTATCGAGTGGATCATTGAGAAGAATGCCTTTCAACAGTTTCTCACACAAGATGAGAACATCCGACAATACCTTGCTGGCCGGGGTACATACCTACGTGAACACCACACCGGAGCCAACAAGTGGGATGTCGGGTTTGGTGTTGCATCTATGTCGTCATTGTTTGGCACACGCCAAGCCGATGGCAAGCACCACCGCGACAACTTGATACATCTACCTAGCGACCAGAGCGAAAACATTAAAGCTCTTATTGAACAGTTAGTAACCTGGGAGCCTAATACCAAAGGCAAGACTGATATGGTAATGGCACTTTGGTTTTGTGAGATCAAAGCACGAGAGATCCTCACCCGAGGACAATATGGTAAGACTCACCTTGCTAATCCATTCTTAAGTAGATTTGAAAAAAGTAAACGCATTGTTGTTAACATTGATGAACTACTGGAAGAAAAAGACAGGACATTTTTATAATGGTTGCACCTAAGAACCCAATGAATAAAAAAGGCCGTGCCGCTGCAGGCAAAAAGGTAACAGCCGAAAAGGCTGCTAAACTTGCAGCCGAACGTGCCGCAACCAAGAAGGCTGTTGTAGAAGGAGCCCAACTCGCCCTTCCCCTTCCTGGCCCAGCAAAACTTAGGGCAGCAGGTAGAGCAATCAAAGCTGTAGCTAAAGGAAAGAAGATTCCCAAGCCGACACCACCTGGCATGGCCAAGCATTATGCAGACCAAGCACGAGCAATATTAGCAGAGCCAAATCCACACAAAAGAAAAAGAATGTCTAGGAATATAAAACCATTTGTTCCTACTATCCCTGGACTTAAGAAAACAAAAAAGAAAAAGAAGGGTAAGTAACATGCCAAAACCAAAAAAGGGCGTAGCCGATTTCATTGCAAAGAAAGTGGCAAAGGGAGCCGGTAAGCGTTTAGAAAAGTCAGTAACTAAAACTATAAATAAATCAATAAAAAAAGATGCCAGTAAAACTCTTAAGAAAGCTGGCAAAGCAGGTAGTCCACTAACTTCAAAAATTACTGTTGGACCTAAGACTCGCAAAAAAATGGCTAAAGGAAAATTTGGTTCTAAAGTAAAACAAGGTCCAGCAGCCAAACAAACACAAAACAATTCTTCTAATGTAAAAAAAGTAGATGCTAAACTTAGAAATCCATTCAACATTACTGATGACACAATTAATGTTGGAAAGGCCAAAAAAGCTGCTGAAGCTCGTCGCAAAAGCCCTAGGCCAGGAAAAAAGAAATCTCTCGTTGGCCGTGACGTCGACGAATTTTTTGCAGTAAAATAATATGTTACAATTAAGAAGGAGAAAATATGCCAGAAGTAAACGGTAAGAAATTCCCATACACCACAGCAGGAATGCAAGCCGCCAAGAAGGCCGCTAAGAAGTCCGGCAAAAAGATGACCATGAAGAAGATGGGCAAAAAGAAATAATGGCAAATAAGAAAAAGACCCTTGATGACTTTTTAAAGATAAACAAAAAACCACCAACAAAGGGTAAAAAGCTCCCACCGGATTATGATGTGATTACTCCTGACATGGGCTATACCAAGCCTACCAAGAAGAATCCTCCAAAGAAAATTAAAAAGAAGTAAGGAACTTCATTGCTTACAGCAAAAGAGATCGCAGCTAAAGTAGCGCGTCTAACCACGCGTTATGCTGCCCGCGACCAACGTATGCGAGATGTCCTCTCTGTACGTCAAGGTGACATCAGTAAAGTTTATCCTGCCATGTTCTCAGAGGAATACCCGAAGCCTCTAGTCGCAAACTTTATTGATGTTGCCGCACGCGATCTTGCCGAAGCAATGGCTCCGCTGCCTTCGTTTAACTGTGCAGCATCCAATATGGTGTCTGACTCGCAACGCAAAGCAGCCGATACCCGCACCCGTATTGCCAACTACTATGTTACCTCATCCGAATTACAGTTGCAAATGTATACTGGTGCGGATTGGTTTAATACATATGGACTACTACCATCTATTGTAGAAATGGACTACGCAAATAACGAACCTCGCATTCGTTTGCTTAATCCATTTGGCACATACCCAGAGATTGATCGCTTTGGTCGAGTTACATCGCTGACTCAAGTCTTGCAAATGGATGCACAAAGTCTTGCAATGCAGTATCCAGAGTATGCTGACCAAATTATGCCACGCAATTCTATGCAAGTTGGATCTCCATATCTTGAAGTAGTTCGTTACCATGATGCAGAACAAGACGTCATGATGATTCCACAACGCCAGAACTTGGTTCTTTCAAAAATACCAAACGTTCTTGGCAAGTGTATGGCACGAGTTGCCACACGATTTTCTATTGACGGCGAAGCACGTGGACAGTTTGATGATGTCCTTGCAGTACAATTAGCGCGTGCGCGATTTGCTATCCTTCAGATTCAGGCTGCCGAGAAAAGCATCCAAGCTCCAATCGCAATTCCACAGGACGTTCAG